TTTTGGGGCTTGACTTTTAATAGTTAGTCTTTCCGTGTTAGTGAGGAGTGAGAAGTTAGGAGTTATTGGTGTGCGCGTGTGCGCATAGTTTGAAAATTGGGCCGCAATCCCGTAGGAGCGCACAGTGTGCGCCCGTCGCCCTGTGGCAAATCCTGTTGTGGCATATACGGCGGTTTTTTCGGAACGGTCACTGCGCCCGCAGGCGCGTTTCGGAGGCCAACCGGGGCAACGCCCCGGCTCTTAGGCCGGAGATAGACCGTTCCCTACAGAGCTGGACCTTAGGCCCGTTTTAACTCCTACCTCCTAACTTAAAACGCTCCCTGCTTCCACCCGGTGCTGGGGGCGGCGGTGGGTTCGGGGCGGGGCAGAAACTTTTCAATCTCGTTGGCCTGCCCGGTCTCACCGGCGTGGGGGCCGCTCTGCTTGGTGTATTCCCGCACGCCCAGGCGGCACATACCCTGCGCACCGACAATTTCGTTCCAGCGGGGGCGGAACGTCTCGCCGCGCTTGCACTGGCCGATGCTCTCAAAAAAGGCACCCAGCAGGCCCTGGGTCTTGGTGTGCAGGTACAGGCGGTGGGTGACGGTGGTTTCGCCTTTGTCGCCGCCATGGATGGTAATGGTCAGCTTGGCCATGCTGCAGGGCGGCAGCTTGGCGCTGCCCTCATAGCGGGCACGCTCAAAGCTCTGCACGGTAAACAGGTAATCGCCCGCAGGCAGCAGCACAAATTCCCGCTGTTCGTTGGTAACCTCGCTGTCCCAGTCCAGGGCAGCATCCGGCATGTTGTTCATATATTCAGCCATGGGTAAATCTCCTTTGTATTTGTTAAAACGGTACATCGCGGTTGGTGCAGATCATCTCCAGCACCTGGGGCCAGGCGGCCACCAGGCAGCCGCTGACGAAATCAGTCGGGTAATCCTTGACCGGCATATCGGCGGGGAAGTACCCGCGCTGGCCGACCACGGTCTGCAGTTCCGCCGGGGTCACATTATTGGCGGCCATCAGCTGGGCAAGGGCGGTCGGCACGCCCTGCGCCTGCAGATCACTGGCGGAGATCCCGGCAGGCACGGCAGGCGGTGCAGCAGGTGCAGCGGGAACCGGCACCGGTGCAGGCTTGGGGGCGGGGGCATCCTCTACCATGATGGGGCGCGGCGCGGGGGCTGCGCCGGGGTGCGGGTCCGGGATGCAGGCGGCGATGCTGGCATACTCAAAGGGCAGTTCTTCCGGCAGGCCAAAGCGGTTTTTGGCATCCCAGCAGGGGTGGTGGCTGGTGTAGAGAACCCGCCGCCCGCCGCTGGCCTTGTTCTTGGCGTTGGGGGCACTGCCGGCCTTTTCTACCACGGTTTTGTAGTTGGCAAACAGCAGCATGTCGCACCATTCCCGCAGCAGAGGCGCTACCTGTTTGCTGGTTTTCATGCTCCAGCGGTCATAGTTGCCCACGGCGTCGGGCTGCTCAAACTTGGTGATGGCAGCATGGGCCAGAACCACCACGTTGTGCCCGGTGTTCAGCACCTCTTCCAGGGCATCCAGCAGCTTGCCGAACTCTTCTTTCGCGTAAGTATAGCCCTTGCCGTACCCGAAATCCTCAATGCCCTTGACCTTGGCGCGGGCGCAGACGGCGTCAATGCAGAGCCGTTCGGCCCAGTCGGCGGTGTCGATCACCAGGGTGCCGCAGGGCACATTGCCGCGGCTGACCTCGGCAACTTCATCCAGCAGCATGGCCCAGCTGGTGGGCGCGGGCAGGCGGGCAACGTTCAGCCGCTTGGTGCCGCCCTCGGTGTCAATGAATACCGGGGCGGGGAACTGGGCGGCAAACGTGCTTTTGCCGATGCCCTCCGGCCCGTACAGAACGGTTTTGACCGGCGCGGCAATGGTGCCGGATGTGATTGCGTATTTGCTCATTTCAGAACGCTCCTTTCGTCCAGGCTTTGGGGGCGGGTGGTTCCTCGGCGTCTTTTACCCTGCCATCCTCAATGATGATCTGGCACTCCCCGCCGGTCGAAACGCGGGTGGCGATGGCCTGTAATCCTTCGGTCTGCAGCCAGCTGCCGAACTCCGCCAGGGTGGCAAGGTCCATCTGTTCCAGCTTGTCCAGCAGCACAAAGCCGCAGTCGGGGTTCAGGCGGTGCACAATGGCGGTGGCCACCCGCAGCTGGTCACTGCCGCTCATGTCCTGCCAGTGCTTGCCGTTGTAAGTCAGGCTGCCGTCCTCCACACCCAGGCCAGTCAGGGGCAGGTCTGCGCCGTTCAGCAGGTCCATGCGGGCGGTGCGCTTTGCCTTGATCTGCTCCGTCAGGGCGGTGTATTCCTGCGCATAGCGCTCGGCTTCGTCCTGAGCCTTGGATTTTGCCAGGTTGGCGGATACCTGCCGGTTGATCTCCTCCACATTGCGGATGCTCTGCTCCAGCTCTGCGGTGGATTCATCCTGCAGCTGGGCCACGGTCTTGATGGCGGTTTCCTCCTGCACGCAGGCGGCATTGTATTCCTCCATCAGCTGGCCGCGGCGTTCCTGCAGGTTTTTGAGCTGCTCGTCCAGGCGGGTCAGCTCGTCCATGGCACGGTGTTTGGCGTGGGTGATCTCGGTCAGGCGGTCGCGCTGGCGCTGGTTGTCGGCGTTATGGAGCAAAATCTCCTGCTGCTGTTGGATCAGCTCAATGGCGCTGACAGGTTCGGACGGGGCGTCCGGGTATTCGGTCAGCTCTTCGGCGGCGTGGCGTTTCTGGGCGCCGATCTGGCCGATCACGGTGCGGCGGTCGTACAGGGCTTTGATCTCCCGGTCCAGGCCGGTCAAAGCATCCCCCACACCGATGATGTTCAGCAGGGTGTCGGCCTTGTCTTTATCGCTGGCCTGCATAAAGCGGGGCAGGTCCAGCGCCAGCGGCTCCACAAAAGCGTTCAGCAGCTGCTGGCCGCTGCGCTGGCCGGTGGGGTCCGTCACGGTCAGGCTGCTGTTTTTGCCCTTGCGCTCCACCACAACGCCGTTAGACAGGATCACTTTCAGGTGGGGCGGGGCAAGGGCACCGTCCCGCACAGCGGCGGTAGGGCGGAACTTCTCGCCGCCCAGGGCCCAGGCCAGGGCATCCAGCACACTGGTTTTGCCCTGGTTGTTGTTGCCGCCCACAATGGTCAGCCCGGTGGGGGAGGGCGTGAGGGCAACCGCCTTGATGCGTTTTACGTTTTCGGCTTCCAGAGCCGCAATTTTTACAGACATTTTATTGCCTCCGTTTGAATTTCAGTCAGGGTGTTGGTCAGCTGGTTGATGGCCCCGGCGCGGGTGTCCGGCGGCAGCTTGGCCAGCTGCGGCTTGACGGACTTCCAGGCGTTCTGCATGGCGCGCCCGGCCAGCAGCAGGCTGTCATAGGCGTTGCGGGTGTCCAGCTCGATTTGTTCCGGTGTGGCGGCGGCAGCTTTGGCGGCTTCCAGCTCGCTGCGCAAAGGGGCGGTCAGTTCATCGGCCAGGGTGTGGGCACGGCGGTTGATCTCATCCTCGTCCACAGCGGCGGCCACCGGCTGTGCTTTGGCGGCTTCGGCTTCCCGCTGGTATTTGTCGGCACGCATCCGGGCGGCATCAGCAACCTGGCGGGCACCGGCCAGCTGCTTTTCCGCTTCCTTTGCCCGCTGTTCGGCTTCGGCGGCGCGGCGCAGGGCGGAATCTTCGTTTTTGTGGGCGGTGCGGTAGCTTTCCTGGGCGCCGGTGGCGGCGGCCTGCAGCTGGCGGTTCTGCTCATGCAGGCCGTCAACATCGGCCAGGGCGGCATCGCGGGCGGCTTCGGCGGCGGCTGCGGCATTGAGGGCATTCACCCGGTCGGCGCGCAGCTGCTGGTTTTCTTTCAGCAAATCCTGGTATTGCTTGTGGGTGGTAATGTCGCCGGATTTGACCGCCTGCACCAGATCGGCGGGGGCGCTGGGTTTGGCGGCAGCATATAATAAAGAAGGGGAAAGCGAATCAAGGATTTTCTGCTGTTCGGGACTGCTGTTATCAAACAGAGCGGTAACTTGCAACAGACGGTAGGCCGCGGACTTGCTGACGCCTATACTCTCGCACCAACGGCGGAATGTATCCTCGCTGTATTGGTTGTTACGCTTGTCCCAATTTGGGACAAGCGCCTCATGTGCGATTGCTACCCCATCAGCCATGCGGCGCAGCCCAGCTTCTGCCAATCTCCGCCCTGCTGCGCATTCTCGTTCTGCAAGGTGCAGGTCGTTGACCGTTTGCTCATCCAGCCCGCTGTAATCAAACGCCGGAGCCGAACAAGCAGTTTCCGCATCGGACAGGCTTGATATTGCAGCAGAAGTGTCCGCAGGGGAGCAGGGGTCCGGCGGGCAGCTGTTTGCATCCGCCTGGGTGGTCGATGTTTCCTCCGCCAACGTGGCAGCAGGGGCGCCCATAGTCACAGCAGCATCCGCATTCGGGGCAGTCGTGTTCACTTTGCATGGTGGTTCCTCCTTGTTGGACAGCGCGCGCAGGGCTTTTACCACAGCGTCCGGTACCTCGTAGTCATCCATCAGGATGCCGAAGCATCTCCCCAGCCAGTCCTCCTGCGCCAGGTCGGGCTCTTCGGTCAGGGCCTTGGCGTACTGCTGGGCGGCAAAATCGCTGGGCACCCATTTGTTTTGGTGTTTGTCCCAGAACCAGAATCTGCCGTGCTTTAAGGCGTACAGCAGGTGGTTGTCCTGGTTCTGGCAGATCATGTAGTCTGTCAACCTTCTACCTCCATGTCGATCAGTGCTTTGCGCTGGGCGGCGCCGGTGTCCGCGGCGCTGTAGCACAGGCTGATCTTTTCCAGTTGTTTGACCTTGTTGCTCGTTGCCTCGGCCAGAATGCCGCGCACGGTTTCATGCAACAGCAGTTCGGCGTCCTTGCGGTTGTGGGCAAAGGCAGCGCGGATGGCGTCATACTCGTTCATGGCGTTACCTCCACAGGGGTGAATTTTTGCAGCAGTTCTTCGGCCAGCGGCATGGGCAGGTCCGTCATGCGGGCGTTGCGCCAGCCCACAAGGCAGAGCCGCCCATAAAACCAGCGGCCGTTGTAATGCCGGGTCGGCAGGTTTTGCCCAACTTGCGGCAGATAAAACAGCGCGGCAAATTTGTTGTCGATCGGGCAGCGCTGCGCGTACCCGCCCATAAAGCGCTGCAGTTCCTGCAGGGTGTCCGGCAGGCGGTAAAGTTCCGGCTTTGCGCCGGGGTCAATCACGATTCCGCGCATGTCGCCACCTCCCGCAGCGTGATGGCGGCCCAGCCGCCCAGCAGGCAGGCTGCCAGCCCGGCCATTGCAGCCGCCCCTCCACCCTGGGCCAGGGCGGCCACGGCGCACAGCGCGCCCAGCCCGCAGCCAAGCAAAGCAAAATTGGCGCAGACCTTGCAAACGCGGGCAAGGTGGGGTAGAATACAGGTGATGATATTTTTCGTCTGGCCGTTCCGGTGTTGCAGCACCGGGGCGGCTGTTTTTGTTTGGGGCATGATGTTCTCCTTTCAGATCGGCCCAGGGTCGCGGTCGCTGTGCCGGTGGTGATAGTTGGTTTGCGGTGCGGGGGCAAGGCCGCTGTGCGCGGGGCCGGTGCGGCGCGCAATGAACCCGGCCAGGCCGTCCTCGGTCACCAGATGCTTGCGTGCCACATTAACCGTGGGCCCAAACTCCCCGGCACGCACAAGCTGCTGTACGGTGGATTTTTGCACGCCCAGCATCTCGGCCAGGCGGTCGGCGGTGTAGAGGGTCATGGGGTTACCTCCTTTTGCAAATTTATCCTTGTCAACCTCTTGGAAGTCCGAAGCAGGGGACTGGTGGGGGCTTAAGGATTTTTCTTGAGCAGATAGTCAATAGAACAATTGAAAAGACTCGACATAGCTTCAAGCTTTGACTGGGGAATGTTCCCGCGAGCCATCCAGTTATAAACAGTCTTCCGAGTTACGCCAAGTTTTTCAGCCAATTTTTCAATAGTCAGCCCCATGCGGCTTCGCTCGGCATTTATGTTGGGATAAGGCATTACTATTACCTCCTTTCATTTTGCGTTACTCATTTCGGGTAACTGCAATTATAATATACCCGTTTTGGGTATTTGTAAAGACAAAAAATGCTCAAAATGAGTTGATGCAAATTGTGCACCATGCCCATTTTGAGTATTTTTTGCGCTTTGTAGTTGACCTGTTACTCGTTTTGTGTATTATAATATACATATAGAGTAAAAGGAGGTTCGTATAATGAACCGAATGCAGGAACTGCGGCAGGAACGCGGGATAAGCATGAAAGATGCAGCGCGTGCGCTGGAAATGCCCTATACCACTTATGTGAATTACGAAAAAGGTACACGCGAACCGAATTCCGAAACGCTAATTAACATTGCGAATTTCTATAATACTTCTATTGATTATCTGCTGGGAAAAAGCAATGTTAGAATAGATGACAAAACTTTAGATATTGTAAATGAAATAGATGGAGATCTCCTTGCTCAAGCAGGCAATATTAAGGATGCCCTAATCTTGCAGAAAAAGCGAGATGATGCCATCCCCGCCGGCTTTGAACCCCGCCCCAAAACCGTCAAGCGGCCGCTGGTGGGGGATATTGCCTGCGGTGAGCCTATCACCGCAGAGCAGAACGTGCAGGAGTATGTGGATGTGCCGGAGGGTATCGTCTGCGATTTCTGCCTGCGCTGCCATGGCGACAGCATGATTGATGCCGGCATCCGGGATAATGATGTGGTCTACATCAAAACCCAGCCGCAGGTGGAAGATGGCGAAATAGCCGCCGTCCGCATTGGGGACGAAGCCACCCTCAAGCGCGTGTATTATGACGGCAGCACCATCACCCTTGTGCCCGCCAACAGCGCCTACCGCCCCAAATCCTACTCCGGCCCGGAGCTGGATGACATCCAGATAGAAGGCAAGGCAACGGGGTATACACACTGGTTTTGAGAAAGCACGTTAAATAAATATGCCACAGCGAGTGGCAGAAAGGCGGCACACAGTGAAATCAAAGCTCTGGAATACGATAAAAAGTCGTCCATACCTAGTGACATTTTGCGCAGTTTTCGTACTGATTTTTTTGCGATTTGGAATTTCTTCGATTCAAAGAGGAAGCACCCCGGCCTTTGTCCTTTTAGGCATAGCAATTATTGCGGCAGTTCTTTCGTTTCCGCTGGTAAGAATTGAGAATCTAATCAGAATACGGGTTCTTGAATATAAGATTAAAAAGCTCAAAAAAGTGCTGTCAGATAACTACTACCCGGAAATGCAAAACAAGCTTGCGGCAGTAGATGCCATGGATGGCCATGAATTTGAATATTTCTGTGCTGAACTGCTAAAGGAAAATGGTTTTGTAAATGTAGAGGTCACACAGGCCAGCGGAGACTTTGGCGTGGACGTTCTGGCAGAAAAAGACGGCGTAACTTATGCCGTGCAGTGTAAATGCTATTCGGATAAGGTAGGGAACCATGCTGTGCAGGAAGCAACATCCGGCGCGCAGTATTACCACCGGATGGTTGCTGTAGTGCTTACCAACAGTACATTTACCCCCGCGGCAATCGAAACGGCCCAGAAGACGAACGTTTTGCTTTGGGACAGGGAAAAGCTGAAAGAAATGATGGCGTGAAGTGGTAAGTTGTCTGCAGAAGGGAGAAAAAACGCGATGACTTTTCAGGAACAAGTAGGCAGGATCACGGCTGAAGATAAATTTTTGTATGCTTCAGAATCTGAGATTAGAAAATTACTGGGAGACAATCCGCTGTCACCAGCGCAGATGGAGGGGCGTCTGCGAGCTAACTTGTACGCAGATGTTACGCTAAGTAGTAACAGAAAGAGGACATCGACGCTTCTCTCCATGGGAGTGAAAAGAGGAGATCCAATAGAATTAAAATTATCAAAATCGGGAGATGTGGAGTGCTTTCCGATTGAAGCATATTGGAACGATACAAAGATTGGGGAACTGCGACCCAGCTATTTGGAAGACGCTATTTACAATGCAAAAAAGGAAGCGCGCCCCATTTTTGCGGCAGTTTCTTTGATTGACAAAAGGACAAAATTTTTTATTGAAATAGCAACATATAAATAAAAAAAACGCCCCCGGTGCTACCAACACCGAGAGCGTTTCCATAGATCAGCTTGCCCACCAAAAGTGGATACAATACCAACCCAACACTTGTATTGTATCACCTTTAAGGCAGGCTTACAAGTCATACCTTGGAGGTGTATTTTTTATGCCCAAACAAAAATTGACCCGCCGTCCAGATGGCCGCTACCAGAAGCGGATCACCCTTTCCAACGGCAAAACGCGGCTGGTGTATGGCCGCACCGAAGCGGAACTGAAAGCCGCGGTGCGCTCCGTGCAGGCGCAGGATGAAGCGGGGCTGAAAGTGGGGGACCACACCCTGGTGGGCGAGTGGGCAAAAATCTGGCTGCGCTCCTACAAGCAGGGGCTGCGGCCCGCCACCACCAAAATGTACCGGGATGCCTACAATCTGCACATCATGCAGCACATTGGATGCATGGAGCTGCAGGAGGTGCGGCCGGTACATATCCGGGCTATTATGGCGGAAATCACGGAGCAGTCGGAATCCCTGCAGCACAAGGTGCTGATCACGGTGCGGCAGATCATGCAGACGGCCCAGGCAAACCACCTGATCCGCGATGACCCCACCGACGGCATCCGCATTACGACCCACGCGCGCCCTAAGCAAAAGAAATACCTGACGCAGGACGAAGCGGAGGAACTGTTGTCCTCTATTGCGGAGCCGCGGGCCAAGGCGTTTTGCGCGCTCTGCTATTACTGCGGCCTGCGCAAGGAAGAGGCCCTGGGCCTGCAATGGCGGGATGTCGGCCCGGCGGCGCTGGTTGTCAGCCGAGCCGTGACCTTTGCGGGCGGCAATCAGCCGGACCCCAGCATGGAGCTAAAAAACGCAGCATCCCACCGCCTGGTGCCGGTACCTGCCAAGCTGCGTGCGATTCTGGACGCCACCCCACACCTGGGGGAGCACGTTGTGACCAAAGCCGACGGCGGCGTGATGACGCAGTCAGCCTATAAAAAGATGTGGGTCTATTATGTGGCGGGGGTGTCACTGCTGCCGGTGCACGCCCACATGCTGCGCCACAGCTATGCCACCTGCCTGTACCACGCCGGTGTGGATCTGCGCACCGCCCAGCAGCTGCTTGGTCACGCCAGCATCGAGATGACCGCCCGGATCTACACCCACCTGGAAGCCGAAGACGGCCTGAAGATGAGCGGCAAACTGGACGATTATTTCAACGCCGCCCCGTCCGCTGCGGATAGAACGGAGGGCACGGCCTGACTACAAACTGACTACATCCCGGACCCATCCTGACTACTTTTGACTGCCTGAGACTAACGGTAAAGCGATAATTTGAACGTTGTATCGTTGCCCAGTACTGACTCTTAATCAGTGGGTCCTGGGTTCGAGTCCCCGATGGTGCACCAAAGAATGCCTTACACGAAAGTGTAGGGCGTTTTTTTGTTGCTCTATTTTAAGAAGGCACGATCTGGTGCACCGTCAGGGATACTCGAACAGGGCGGCGGCACGCAGTGCCGTAAGGAACGCCACAGTGCG